TTTAACATCAGCACAGTACCTCGATGCAACAATCAAAGCAGCAATGGGAGACGATGCAGCACGTCGCACAGTACGCGCAGCAGATGACTCAACATCAACAAACACAGGTTTAACACTTGCACCACACCTAAACACATTCCTTACAGATACATTTTCAGGACGTCCAGCATTTGACGCTGTAACTCGTTCATCACTTGCAGGAATCACAGGAATGTCATTCACAATTCCACGTCTTTACACAAACGCTTCTTCAGCTAACGTTGCACCAACAGTTGCAGCAGTTAACGAAGGCGCAGCAACATCAGAAACCGGGATGACAAGTGCGTATGATACTGTGTCAATTCAGAAGTACAGTGGCCTCAATGAGGTGAGTTTTGAGCTCGTAGACCGCAGCCAACCTGCGTTTATGGAATTGCTTATGGCTGAACTTCGCAAAGCTTATGAGAAGGCAACAGATACAGCCCTCATTACAGCTCTAGGAACATCTGGCACAGTTGCAGCAACAACAGCAGCAACAGCAGCCGGACTTCAATCATTTATTGCAACAGAATCAGCAGCAGCATACAAGGGAACTGGCGGAGAATACGCTAGCAAGCTTGTAGCTTCGACTGATGTTTGGGCAGCGCTAATGGGTTACACAGATGACAACAAGCGTCCTCTGTACGCAGCAGCAAATCCTCAGAACAATTCTGGTGCAGTTTCAGTTGGTTCAAATGTTGGTAACGTACTTGGTACAGACCTCATTGTTGACCACAACATCACAACAGCTGGCGTCATTGATGATTCAATGTTCCTTGTTGCTCCAGGTTCTGTATATACATGGGAATCCCCCGCCACAGAATTAAGAGTCAATTTGCTAGGTACAGGACAGTTGCAGATTGCACTTTATGGTTATCTCGCAATTTACGTTGGCAAATCAGGTAAAGGCGTTCGTCGCTTCAACCTTACATAAGCAATACCCTAAGTCGCTTAGAGGGGCTGCCAGAGCCCTTGCAGTCCCTCTAAGTCTTTAGAAAGGATAACAATGAGTACAACAACAGTTGCAGAACTTAAAGCAGCTCTTGGCGTTGGCAGTCTTTATTCAGACGCCACCATTCAAGAAGTTTGCGATGCCGCTGATGACGTATTGTTGCCTTTTCTATGGAAAAACGAAAATTACAATATTGCTCACAGCAACACAACCACAGAGGGAACTCTTTATTTTGAAGAAGTAGTTACCGGCACATACTACGTTGGGCAATCAGTTGTGATTACTAAAAATGGCACTCCCTTTAATGGCACAAAGACTTTGACAGGCGTAGGCGAAAATACAATTACTTTTGCAGTAACCGGTAGCCCTACAGCCAGCGAATACCACCCTTGCGTTCCTTTTGGCATTGTCTCGGGCGTAACACAAAATACTTACGGCACAATCCCGGCAGTCAGAGAAGCCAGCCTCATGATATGCGTTAGCATCTGGACTTCACGTCAAACCAACTCAGGTAATGGGATGAATCCAGATGGCTCTATTGGCAACATGTATTCAATGTCTTCACAGCTTATGGCTCGCGTTCGTGGATTGCTCAGCCCATATCTAAGCCCTAACTCAATGGTGGGCTGATGCCAGCAATAACCACACTACGAAGTTCTATTGCAGCGGCTCTTGCCGATAACACAAAGTATTCAGTGTTTTCATTTCCTCCTGCCACCCCTATTGCTAACAGTCTTATTGTCACTCCTGATGACCCTTATATTGTGCCAAGCAATAACGACTACACATCAATCGCTCCAATGGCTAATTTTCGCTTGCAGATTCTTGTGCCTCTTTTAGATAACGAGGGCAACCTTGCTGGAATAGAAGCTGACGTAGTTCGCGTCTTTGCGCTTCTTGAAGCTTCTAGCATTGTATTTAAAGTAGGAAGCGTGAGCGCGCCCAGCGTTTTATCAATCGCTTCTGGAGATTTACTGACTTGCGACATTGCAATCAGTACCCTAACGGAATGGAGCTAATCGATGGACGATTGGACAAAGGAGCAAGCTGACTTTCTAGTCAAGATTGGTCAGCTTCCACCAACAGCAAAACAAGCACCACAACCAACCACTAAGAAAGACGAGGAATAACCTAAATGGCAGTATTCATGAGCAACAACGTAGGCGTCAAGGTTAACTCAGTTGACCTTAGTGACCACGTTACAGCAGTAACAATCAATCGCGCTTTTGATGAACTTGAAGTAACAGCAATGGGAGACAGCGGACATAAATTCGTCAAAGGCCTAGAAGCATCTTCAATCACAATTGACTTCTTGAACGACACAGCATCCGCTAACGTTCTTGCAACACTACAGGCAGCATGGGGAACAAACGTTCCAATCGTGCTACTACAGACAAAGGGAACAGCAGTCTCAGCGACCAACCCTCTCTACACAGCAACATGCCTTATCAACAACACAACTGATATCAACGGCGCAGTTGGAGATATGTCAACACAGAGCATTACTTTCAACGTCTCTGGTACTATCGCAGTTGCTACAACAGGTTCATTCTAAACAACTAATTAAGGGGCTAACATGGCAAAACTCAAAGTAACAAGGGCTGATGGACAAGTTCAAGAATACGAGATAACTCCAGTTATCGAATATGCCTATGAACAGCACTTCAAAAAAGGCTTTCACAAAAGTCTCATAGAAGACCAAATGCAAAGTTCAATTTACTGGGTTTGCTGGGAGTCAATTAGACGTTCAGGTGAAACAGTCAAGCCCTTTGGGGAACAGTTTATTGAGACACTCAAGTCAGTTGAGGTCTTAGAATCTGACCCTTTAGGGTAGATAGGAACTCTCTCACCTATCTCGCAGCTCGATTGAGTTACGAGTTTGGAGTTCCTTTCCAATCCATTGTAGAACTACCTGCGGTGGCGTTTAAAGCACATATAGAAGTCCTTAAGGACATAGCAAAGGAGCGAGACGATGCCAGCAGAAGTAAGCGGCGCTCTTGAACTTCGCAAAGCCTTAAAAGAATATACTCCTAATTTTGCCAAAGATGTTCAGAAAGAAATTTCAGGACACCTGCGCTCACTAACAAACAAAGCGCGTGGCTTTGTTCCATCTGAGTCACCTCTAAGTGGCTGGGGCAATGAAGTAGGAGATTGGCAATATCGAGCTTTCAACTCTGCCACAATTCGGCGTGGGATTACTTACAGTGCAGCTCCTTCTAAACCAAACAAACGAGGCTTTAGAACTTTAGCTGCTATCTATAATAAGTCAGCAGCAGGAGCAATCTACGAGACAGCAGGACGTAAGAATCCTCAGGGTCAGCCTTCTCAAGCTTCGACTAGAGGCAAATACAGCAGTTATGTAGATACTTCAAATCAAGTTAGCAAATCTGCAAACCCTAGAGCTGGCAAGCAATTTATTGATGCCATGCCGCCATTGGTTGACTCACAGCGAAGCAATTCAGCAGGGCGCAGAACCCGTAAAACCAAGGGGCGCTTACTTTTCAGGGCTTGGGCTGACGATAACGGCAAGACAACAGCAGCAGTAATGAAAGCCTTTGACAAGGCAAACATGAGAATTATAGAAGTCAAGCAAGCCGGCGGCGGCAGACTATTTAAGTCAAGGGGTGCATAATGGCGCAGCAGACAGATTTAGCAGTACGCATTGCCACCATCTTTGATGCAGCAGGACTTAACAAAGCTGACAAGGCAGTTAACAAACTTCAAAAGAGTACTTCTAAACTAGGACGCGCTTTAGGCATATCTCTTAGCACTGTGGCCATTGCCGCTTTTGGCAGAGCAGCAGTTCGAGCATTTAATGAGGATGCAAAGTCGGCGGCAAGACTATCCAATGTAGTCAGGAATCTAGGACTATCTTTTGAGCAAGCAAACATAGATAGCTTTATAGCAGGTCTTGAGAAATCTGCCTCAATTGCTGATGACGTTTTAAGGCCGGCTTTTCAGAGTTTGTTGACCACGACAGGGTCAGTTGCAGAAGCACAAAAGTTGCTTACAACTGCCATTGAAGCCTCTAGAGGCACAGGCTATGACTTGGCTACAGTTGCATCAGATTTATCAAAAGCTTATGTTGGAAATACTAAAGGATTGCAAAAGTATTACCTGGGATTAACAAAGGCTCAACTTGCCTCAATGTCCTTTAATGAGATTCAACAAAAGATTAACAAGACCTTTGAGGGCGCTAATGCAGCTTACCTGAACACAGCAGCAGGAAAGATGGAAGCAATATCTATTGCTACAGGCAACTTTGCTGAAGTTGTAGGCGGCTCTTTAGTTGATGCACTTATTAGGTCAAGCGGCTCAAGTGGAGTTGAAGGCCTAGTAATAAAGATTGATAAACTTGCTCAATCAACAGTCAACGCAATCAACGAGTTTGAAAAGTTTGCTTTTATTACTGCCTACGCTTTTGACCTTAGAAACATAAATAAGGGTGGAGACCAGTTTACAAGCGCCCTTAATGCTTTTGTAGCCAGTCAACAGATGGCTGGTGCAGCAGCATTTAACCCTTTAAATAACTCTGTTACAGGATATAAAGCAGATGAAAAAGCAGCCCGAGAAGCTAAGAAAGCAGCAGAGCTTCAAGCTAGATTGCTTAAACAATCTCTTAATGCTCAAAAAATATTAACAGCAGAACAAAAGAAACAAGCTGCGCTTAAAAAAGCCGGCTCAATCTTTGACCTGGAGCAGATTCAACTTATTGCTGCACTCAAGGGTCAGTTATCTGATGAAGACCGCAAACGAGTAGAGCTTCAATTTGCCTTACTTACAGGCAATACTAAGGAAGCTCAATTACTCACTTATGAACTTGCTAGAGCTCAAGGGCTAGGCGAGCAGATTGCTAGAGACTTGGCAAGCCTTCCTCAGGCTGCTAATCCGTTTGCTTCATGGTCTGCATATCTTGATGAACTTATGACTAAGGCAAGACAAGTTGCAAGCGTTGGCAGCGCTGTAGTCATTACCGGCGGCGGCGGTGGCGGAGGCATCAATACAGGCACAGGAAATTATGGCGGTCTTGCAGGTGCAGGACAAGCAGGCGGTGGCGGTATGCCAGTTACAAACGTGGCAGTATTGCCAAGAGTAACTCCTAATCTTGGCTCAAATAATTATGGTGGACTAGGCGGAGCAGGAATTTATGGCGGCGGCGGAGCGCCAGTCATCGTGCAAATTGACGGCAAGGCAGTAGCCTCTGCATTACAGGACTCATCTCTTTCAGGAATTGGATCAACAGTTAATCGAATTACAAGTGAGAGATAAATGGCGCTACCAGCAACTATCTCGGTATCCTTTGACTTCTCATCTGGCGCTACCTTCGGTTATCCATTTACCATTGGCGATTCTAAGTATGGAATTCTAGGTACTGGCACTCTAGGAAGTTCTACAGTCCCAGACCCGATAGTTGATTTAACTCCTAACGTTCGCACCATTACAATAGATCGTGGACGCAATATCCAATCCGATACCTATGTATCAGGCACAGCAGTAATTAGAGTCCTTGACCCTAATTCTTATTTTAATCCACAAAACACAGCATCGCCTTACTATGGCTACCTAGTACCACTTCGCAAGATTCGCGTATCAGCCACAACAGCCACCACTTCAAAGTTCTTATTCTCTGGCTACACAACAGAGTATCGATACACTTATGATCAGGCAGAAAACATGGGATATGTGGATATCTATGCAGCTGACGCTTTCCGCCTATTTAACCTTGCCCAAATCACAACTGTGGCAGACTCCGGTGCAGGACAGGCAACAGGCACACGCATAGGAAAAATTCTAGACCAGATTCAATTTCCAACCAGCATGAGAACTATTACTACAGCAAACAACTCACTTTGTCAGGCTGACCCAGGCACACTTCGCCTATCCCTGGAAGCTCTTAAGAATGTTGAGTTCTCCGAGCAAGGCGCTTTTTACATCGACGGGTCAGGCACAGCAATATTTAAGAGCCGCAATGAAGTAGCCTCATCTATCTCTGGCACTCCCATTGAGTTCAACCAGACAGGCGGTATCCCTTATCGCAATCTAGTCTTTGCCTTTGATGACAAGCTCATCATTAACACAGCCAGTATTCAGCGCATAGGCGGCACAGCCCAGACCTATCAAAACGCTGCCAGCGTAACTAGATATTTTCCTCATCAATATTCAGCTCAAAAACTTGTCATTGACACAGATGCCAATGCCTTAAATATTGCTGCAACCTATGTGGCTACCAGGGCAGAGACAGTAATCCGTATCGATGCCATGACTGTTGATCTACTAGACACAGCAGTCCCAACAGACACAATGATTGGTTTGGAGTACTTTACAAACGTCAGAATTTCAAACGTCCAACCGGACAATTCAACCATCGTCAAGACCTTGCAGGTGCAGGGGCTTAAATGGGAAATCAGCCCAAACAGCATGCAAGTAACAGTTACAACACTTGAGCCCATCGTCGATGGATTCATTATAGGAAGCGCAGAACGCGGTATAATTGGCGTGAGCGCAATGACTTACTAGGAGATATAAATGGCAGCAGGACTTGGGTTTATTGAATTTGCGACTGGGGATGTTCTTACAGCCGCAGCCGCCAATGGTTATTTAGCATCGCAAACAGTTATGGTCTTTGCCTCATCAGCAGCTCGATCATCGGCTATTACCAGCCCTCAAGAGGGTATGTTCTCATATCTTAAGGACACAAACGCAACAGAATACTATTCTGGAACAGCATGGACAGCCATTGGCGGTGGCGGTGGTGCGTCAGGTTTCACATTAATTTCTAGATCAACTTTTGCAGCACAAGCGACAGCGGATATTGATAACGTATTTACCAGCACTTATGAAACTTATCAAATCGTTATTGAATATGCATATTCTTCTGTAGATTCTGATTTGCACATGCAACTACGCTACGCGGGCCCAAATACAGAAACAACCGGTTACTATGGCAAATTTGCAAATTTTGCTGCAAGCTACGGCAACACGGCAATCACTAATGGCGCACAAGCTGTTTTGCTAACTGGCACACGTACTGGTATTGATCAAGCATCAAATGGAACTTTTTACATCAACAACGTTGGAAATGGTTCAAGAAACCCAATGGGCTATGCGATTGGCTGGGGCGCTAGTGGTTTAGCTCCATCAATGGGAAGTTTTTATCAAGCAACTGCAAGAGTTTATACAGGTTTTAGACTTAAAAATGCATCAGGCAACATCAGCGCAACAGTAGCAGTTTACGGATTGGCGAAAGCATAATGACAAACGATAACAAATACACATACGATGCTGCGACTGGCGAAGAAGTTATTTCTCCAATGACAGATAAAGAGCAAGAAGCAAGAGACGCAGAAGTTGCAGCCAACGCCGCAATCAAAGCGGACAAAGAAGCCGAAGAAGCTGCAAAACTGGCAGCAAAAGAAGCTGTATTGGAAAAATTAGGACTCACCGCAGAAGAAGCTGCTGCACTATTGGCATGAAGCCTGTACTTTGTAAAGCCGGACAGCAACTTAGGGAGCAGTTCGATGATACTTACCCGGATAGAGATAGAACCTCGGACGGCTGGATTGGCGACACTCGTCATTCAGCACGTCCTTCTGACCACAATCCTGATGCAGAAGGTATCGTCAGAGCGATTGATATTGACCGGGATTTATCTGGAAAGGCAAAGCCTGACCTCATGCCTGACCTTGCGGATCAGATACGACACGCAGCAAAGTCTGACAAGCGCATTGCTTACATCATCTTCGCAGGCAAGATTGCTTCCCCTCGCATGGGGTGGCGCTGGCGCAAGTATTCTGGAATCAATCCGCACACTAAGCATTGCCATATCTCTTTCACTAAGAAGGGCGATGCAGATGGCTCGTTCTTTAATATCCCAATGATAGGCGGTAACTAATGGCCGAGAACTATTCCTTTGTAATTGACCAAGGC